AAAGGAGAAGGCCCGTTTTGACAAACGAGATATTGAGAACGCACAGAAGCTACGGGAAGCGCAACAGCGTCTTAATGCAGCTTGGCGCACCATCTCAGCCCTTTTCGCCAGCACCGTCTCCTCTGCGGTCACATTCTTGATGAACCTGCTCGGAGACCTCCTCGGGTGGGTGAAAGACAATAAGCAGTTTACAATCATTTTCTTTACGTCTTTAGCCGGGATCATCACTGGACTTATGCTTCCTGCATTGACAGCAATGGCGACGGCGGCATGGGCTGCGATTGCGCCGTTTACGCCGTTGATTGCAATCGCGGGAGCTTTCGCGCTGGTCATCGACGATCTCATTACCTACATCGACGGAGGTGAGTCAGCCTTTGCCGATTTCTGGTCGATACTCGGCACTGGACCAGAGATAATCAACCGTCTCAACGCCACATGGCAGGGATTCAAAGACATCTTTGACGGCGTACTACAGGTACTAGGTGCAGTGTGGAAGCTCTGGGTTTCCCTGTGGAATGCCGACGGGCAGGGGGCGATAAATGCGCTTGAGAGTCTTTGGGATGGCCTCCTAAAGATAAACGACGTCTTGGTAAGGATGCTCGAATGGGTAGCCCAGAAGCTCTACAATTTGCTTCCCGACTGGATCAAGGATTGGCTCGGCGGCGATGAGTCTTCGCGCCCGGAAGAAACGAAGGCCGAGGCTAAGCCCGGCGGGGTCGCCGATTCGATGCGGGTTGGTGATGTCCGCCCGTCTATTCTGCCGCCGCAGGTGCGCGCCGGGGATGCGCGTCCGGGAAGCGTGAGCAACGTCAATAATTCGCGTCAGATGACGTCAACCACCAATGTGGGTGAGGTCAAGGTCTATACGCAGGCTACGGATGCGGAAGGGATGGCCCAAGGAGTGGTTCCGGCACTTCGTAATCAAACCGCGCAGGTAGACAGCGCATTCGGGTACTGACATGGCATTCGGCGCGCTTCCTCCGGGACAGCCCGGAAACTGGTCGATTTTCGATAAAGACGGCGCCAAGGCCCTCGACTTCGACACGTTCTTTTCCTGCTCGATCAAGTCCGAGAACAAAATCAGCTCCAACCCTGTCGAGAAAGGGAGTTTCGCGGATTACAACAAAATCGCTTCTCCCACGGCGGTGTCGGTCGTGCTGGGCCGCACGGGGAAGAGCGACGAGCTTGCGGCGTTTCTGACGGCGCTGGACAAGCTGGCGGAAAGTACCGATCTCGTGAGCATCGTCACCCCTGAGAAGACATTTCTCGACTACAACCTTGTCTCCTACGACTACGACCGCAAGGCCGAAAACGGTGTGGACAGGCTGCTTGTAGGGCTCATGCTGCAAGAGATCCGGCAGGTCGAGCCACAGTACAGTAACGAAACGATAAAGCCAATCAGCAAGGCGCAGGCAAAGAATCCGACCGACGCAAGCACCACGGATGCCGGGAAACAACAGGGGCAGACGACGCAAAAAAGCACACTGAAAAAGCTGGGCGAGGGGATTTTCGGATGATGACCGTACCGCTCCGACAGGAGCCGAACCAGAGCCTCCAGATTGTGCTTGGGGAACAGAACTGCACCCTCCGGTTTATCTCCCGAGGCGTGAACCTGTACTGCGACCTTGCCATTGACCAGACGGTCATCTGGTCTGGGTTCATCTGCCGTAACCTCGTCGGCTTGAAGCTGTACGACTATCTCGCCTTCCGGGGGCAGCTCTACTTTGTCGATATGCAAGGCGAAGAGGATCCGCACTGGTCGGGCCTCGGCGACCGATTCCAGCTCGTTTATGTCGAAGAAGGGGAAACGCTGTGAACACGAGCTTCACCAAAAAGCTGCTTGAAGCGCACATCACGCTCGCTGGGGGAGGCTTCAACACGGCTACCGGGCAAGGTGCGAACACCAAGATCATCCGGCTCGGCATGGATGTGGACATACAGAAGCCTGGCGGGAAAGAGAAGAACAAGGCCAAGGTCAAGATCTTCAACATGCCATTGGCGGACATGGAGACGCTGACGACGCTGGCGTTCAAGCCGTTGCAGGCGTCGAAAAACCGCATTGCTGTGTACGCGGGCGATGAAGAGCACGGGATGTCGCTGGCATTTTCCGGCGATATCGTGAGCGCCGTCCCGAACTTCAACGCGGCGCCGGACCCTTCTTTCGACGTCGAGTGCATCACGGGATACGTCGCCAGCATTACGCCCGTGCCGCCGTTGACGGCGCAGGGTGCGCAGGACGTTGCCACGCTCATGCAGGGGCTTGCGAAGCAAATGGGGCTCGCTTTCGTCAACAGGGGCGTGTCCGTTTCCATTCGCAATGTCGCCATCGTCGGGGGCCCGATGGAACAGGCGCAGCAGCTTGCCCACGATGCCCGTATTGACCTCATCGTGGATGATGGCGAGATGGTCATCTCCCCGCTTGCGACGCTTCGCAGCGATGACGGCGGCTCGACGCCCCTCTGGTCCGCGAAAAGCGGCATGATTGGCTATCCGAGCTTCGATAACGAGGGCGTGACGGTGAAAGGCATCTACGAGCCGAAGCTCCAGCTTGGCGGCCCGGTGCGCATCGAGAGCATCGTCCCTCGCGCATCAGGCCTCTGGCAGGTCGTGAGCCTGAGCCACAAATTGCAGGCAGGCTATCCCGGCGCAACGCAGTGGGTGAGTCAGGTCAAGGCAAGCTATCCCGGCGCGAAGCCGAAGAAGGACAAGAAATAATGCAGGGACAACGCGGCCTCTCGACAAATTCCAGCGAGTACAACGCGCAGGACTTCATGATCAGCCAGATGCTCGGACGCATCGCAACGGCGGAACCCGTTCGCGTGGTCGCCGTCTCCGGCTCGGGTGTCTCCCCGGTGGGCTTCGTCGACGTGCAACCCCTCATCAACTTGGTGACGGGCGAACAGAAGGCGCAGGAGCAGAGCGTGCTCTTCAAGCTTCCCTACCTGCGCATTCAGGGCGGAAAAAACGCCCTCGTCATCGACCCGCAGCCGGGTGACATCGGCCTCGCCGTCTACGCCATGCGCGACACGGAATCGCTCAAGGAAAGCCGGGGGAAGGATGGAAACGTCAATCCGGGGTCAGCCCGCGCCATGAGCAAAGGCGACGGCTTCTATCTCGGAGGCTTCTTGAACGCCGCGCCGGAACGCTATGTCATGGTCGACGACGAGGGCGTCACCATCGAAGGAGTGGCCAAGCTGACGATGCACGGTAACGAGTCCGTCCTGACGGCGGAAAACGGCCTTACCATCAACGCCGACGTGCGCATCAACGGCAGCCTCACGTGGACGGGAACGGCACAGGGCGACGGCGGTCCGGCCCGGTTCTCCGGCGGACTCACGAACATGGGAGGGACGGTTGAGAGCAACGGCAAGGTGTTGGAAACTCATGTTCATACCGGGGTCGAGCCCGGTTCCGGCATATCCGGACAACCGCAGTGAGGTAAGCTTTATGCCTGATTTTCAGTACCAGCCCTCGACAGGCCCACTTTCCGGAAGCGAATTCGAGAGACAAACCACACGGTTCTTTCAGCAAGTGCAGGGAGCCGCAGACGCAGCACAGTCTACTGCGATAGTTGCACAAAACACGGCAAACGAGGCACTTGAGCGCGCTCAGGCATCAAAACTTGTCGACGGGAAGACCACGCAGGCCGACGCGGGCGGCGTGATCACCGTGAAGGACGTGGCGATTGGTGGGAACCTTGAGGATCTAGCGAGCGCGCGGGGACAGATTGGGAACGCCGTAATTGTTGGAACCGTAGATTTTAATACACTTGCCCAGCAAGGCGTATACAGCCCTGAAGCGAATAGCACAAATGGCCCCAATTGGAGCGGCCAACAAGTTATCGTCGTTTATCAAAGAAATGTAGCAAATCAGGGAAGACGAGTTGTTCAGTATGCTTTTAACGCGACGACGAATGCGGCGGCTATGCGAATCGGGCTTTTCACGACAGGTACCGAAGAAACGCCTACATCGTGGTCAAATTGGACAAAAATAATCTCCGAAAATTCAATTGGCGACGGCATTCGCGACACAAACGGCATCATCTCCGTGCCTGAGTACGAGGGTGCGACGGCATCAGCTGCCGGAACCAGCGGCCTTGTTCCGCCCGCAGCCGCCGGGCAAGAAACCTACGTGCTCTGTGGCGATGGAGAATGGCGGGACATAGCGACGCTTGTCGCCGCTGCGCAGGCTCGGCTTGCAGATAAGGCAGCATCATGAATTTCCGAATGGTTTTGAACGTACGCGCGCTGTCCAATATTCGTGATGAAGTGCAATCATCTGCCGAAGTGGTAGATTCGGGGCTCCTGTCATTACGTCTTGATGAACAGTGGGATTTGACGCTCTCCGTGGGGGGCAATCTTGCTTCGGCAGGGGGAACTGTGCGCATTGTGCAGGATGTCGCATCGTATGTACGCACATTCCAAGGAGAACCGTACTACGTGCAGCAAGACGGAATCCCGTACTTCATGCGTGAGCTTGGGGCCCTCCCTCCCTCCGAGCTCGTGCGGGCACGCTCAAATGCCCGCGCGCTTGAGGTCCCCGGCGTAGCGCAGGCCAACACGCAGCTTTCCCGGCTTGACCGCCGCATTTTGACCGGAACAATCCGCATCACCACGGAAACGGGGGAAACCGCAGATGTCGCAGTCTAGCATCGATTTTACCGAAAACGGCCCGGTCGTACCCGACACAGCGACCGTCCGGGACGCTGTCGAAACTGATTGGCAGGCGGCATTCGACAATCGGCTGAACCCGGATCCGGCAACGCCGCAGGGACAGCTCATTACCTCAGAAACGGCCATCGTGCAGGACAAGAACAGCCAGCTTTTGTTCCTCTCGAACATGTTCAACCCCGAGACTGCGGAGGGTATCTATCAAGACGCGCTCGCCAAAATTTACTTTCTGACCCGGCAGGCCGCCCGTTCCACGGTCGTCCCCTGTACTTGTACGGGACTTCCCGGCACCGTCATCCCCGGCATCGGCAGCGAAGCCCCGGCGCTTGCAAAAGATGCGGACGGGAACATCTTGGTCTGTCAGACAGGCGGCACGATACCTCAATCCGGAAGCATTGTTTTGGAGTTTGCCTGTCAGGTTCCGGGGCCTATTGAAATCCGGCAGGGAACCGTGACTACGATTGTACGTACCATCCCCGGATGGGATACGATTACAAACGCCGATGGGATCACCGGGCAAAACGTCGAGAGCCGGGCCGCGTTCGAGTCCCGGCGCTACGCCAGCGTCGCGAAGAACGCCCGGAGCGTTGCCGCCGCCGTCTATGCCAACGTCGGCGATCTGGATGGCGTGCTTGATGTCTGTGTGCGCGAGAACAAAACCAGCGCACCGTTTGAAGTGCAGGGCGTCACGCTCAAGCCGCACTCAATCTATGTGGCGGTCGTCGGCAGCGCTCCGGATAGTGATATTGCTGAGGCCATTTACGCCCGTTGTTCAGCCGGATGTGATTACAACGGCAACACCAGCGTCACTGTGACTGATCCGGTAACCGGAGCGGTCGAAACAGTGCTCTTTGAGCGCCCGGAATCGCTCCAGGTGGGCATTCAGGTGACTATCCGCAAAAATGCCTCAATGCCGAGCAACGTCGAAGAACTCATCAAGTCCGCCGTTGTCGCCGAGTTCTACGGAGAAACCGCCGACGCCTGCGGGAATACGGGCCAGCGCGTTCATATCGGGGATACGGTATATGCTAGCCGCTTTTATTCCGCAGTGCTCGGAACGGGCGTCACCGACTTGGTGAGTATCGAAATCGCGGCGCCCGTCGGCGTCGGCGAAGGCTCCCCAACATGGGGCGACTACATCACCATCAATATAGATGAAGCCCCCACGCTCGTCTCCGATAACGTCACTGTAACTATTATCGAAACGAGGTCGGGCCGTGGATAACTGGCGCGAAACGATACTTTCGCAGTACGACAACTCGGAACGGCTGCTGGCGCTCATCGAATCGATGAATGCCGCCATTGCGCCCACGGCGGATATTGCGGCGTTCTATGAGTCCGTCTTTGACCCTGAAACGGCATTCGGATGGGGGCTTGACGTGTGGGGACGCATCGTCGCCATCCCACGGACGCTTGAAGTAGAGGCAACGGATATCAAACCGTTCGGTTTTACGGGATCAAACCTCAGCAACTTCGGGCACGGCCCGTTTGCTTACGAGAGCAAGTCGAACACTTTTGTCTTGCAAGACAATGCTTATCGGCTCTTGATCTGGATGAAAGCAGCTTCGAACATCACCGACGGCAGCCTCCTAGATTTGAACAAGATCGTTCATTGGCTTTTCTCGGATCGCGGTCATATTGCCGTCGTGCATGTCGGAACAATGAAAATACGCTACGTCATCGGCTTCAAACTCCAGCCATACGAGCGTGCGCTTCTCCTGCGCGATGATGTTCCCCCAAAGCCTGCGGGCGTCGGCTATGACGTCTATCAAGTCATCCCGAAACATACCTTCGGTTTCGCCGGATCCGGCGGTCAGAATTTCAACAACGGCGTTTTTCAGCCGTATGGAGGCCCTGTAGATGCCTATTCCCTCAACGCCTAGCATCATGCCCAACGTCTTGGGATATGCAGCGGATACCGTGCAGATCCCTGAAACGACCCCCACGGGTCAAGGTATTCCCTCTTTCCGAGATCTCTTTCCGTTCATCACGCAGGTCGACCCGGACGCGGGCGGCGTCATGGTTGAACGTTCATGGATGAACGCGCTTTTCAACCTGCTTGGTCAACACGCCTTTTTCCAACAATCCGGATGCGTCTACCCGTGGCAAGATACGCTGAACTATATCACGGGCTCTCATGTCAAAGGTAGTGATGATGTCGAGTACATCGCGTTGCAACCTTCCGGGCCAGATGTGTCCGGCGTGGGAGCAAAAGACCCTGCACAGCAAGCAAACCGCGCGTACTGGGTTTCGCTTGCATCTTTTGTCTCCGGCGACTTTGTTCCAGATTCGCGGCGGGTCATCGCCGGAACGGGGCTCACTGGCGGCGGGCCGCTCTCCGCTGACGTGACTCTCGCGGCGAAGCTGACCGACAGCGTGAGCTCGACAGATTCGACCACGGCGGCGTCCGCGAAGGCTGTGAAGACGGCCTATGATCTGGCGAACAGCAAGCAGGCAAACCTTGGTTTTACGCCCGTGCAGCAGGGCGGCGGAACGGAGCAAGGTATCAATAAAGTCTACATAGGATGGGCTACTGACGGGAGTGGGCTCAAGGCGCAGGTTGACAACACTAACATTGGAAACATCGTAACAACAGCAGGGGGAACAACAAAGGCTCCAAGTGCGGCTCTTGCTGACAATGCATGGCAAACAACGATAGTTCCCAATGTTGCCTTTGTTGGGCGTGGCGGCGCCATTCCGAATGGAGGGACATGGCTTTACATCTATATACCCTATGATAGCCATTATCTGAGTGGCGTTACCTTGGCTGGCGGTGCCACTGCCCCATCCAACGACGGCGGCATCGCCATAAGGGTAGCTTAAGGGGAAGGAAGAAATATGTCTGAGTATAAGACCATAATCCATCGCGTGGCTGACGATTCATACGTCATCACGAAGAACGGAATGCCCTACCACGTCTATCCCTACGCCGTCGAGTTCGCGGAAGAATGGGACGCCGTGTTCGCCTACGCCGAAGCACACCCCGAATGCGTGACCGAGGAACAGCTTTATGTCCCTCCCGTACCGACGCAGGAAGATCTCGCGGCTCGCGTACGCGCCGAGCGTGATAGACGTATTGCTGAGACTGATTACCTTGTCATGTCGGATTATCCGCTCTCACAAGAAAAGCTTGAAGAGATCAAGGTGTACCGCCAAGCGTTGCGTGATCTGCCCGAACAACTGGGCTTTCCGTGGAATGGGCCGGATGATCCGGCGTGTCCGTGGCCTGTAGAGCCGTGA